TCTCTTTTGATCTCCACATCTTTACTTCGGAGACAAGAAGATCGATGGTAATTGAAGGGGACTCGTTGTCGAAGGTGGCGTAGCCCTCAATGACCTCTTTGATTGAGGCCAGTTCGGCGCAAGAGGGACATGGGATGTAGTCTCCCTTTCCATTGAGTTCGTCCATGAGGTTAATCATAGTAGAGATCGGTAAGTTGGCTGGGAGGATTTAGGGCCGTCTTGAGGCTTATCAACTTTTCGGGCATCCGACTCCACACCCGTGTGGTCTCGTAGCTCTTCTTGCACCACTTTCGGTTGGCTAGGGTCCAGTGGTAGCCCAAGATGTAGGCATTGGCCATCTGGGCGTAGTCTACGAGATTGGTGGGAAACTTGTTGCGCTTGATCTTGGTGATGGAGCGGCGTTCGCAATCCCACTCCAGTTCCGTCACAAGAAGTATATACTTTTGGATATTATGGATGTTTTTACCAGCAAGCCATTCGTCCACTTTACCAAGGGCGTCTTCGCGGGATTTGTGCCACTGGGGGCGCTGCACTTGCTGGTCGATATGGCAGGTCTCATGGACAAACACATCAAACCAAGTAGATAGCGGGCGGTTGGTGGCAATACGAACTTCCTTATCATCGGCCCAACCCACTGAGGTGGCTTTGCCCGAAATCAAATACTTCTGACGAACAAAGGTAAAGCGGTGGTTACGATACTTCAATATCGCCCGACCCAAGAAATTAACAACGCTTTGATCAGGAGTCTTCATCAGCAGGTTCGACATCCAAATCTTCTACTTGTTCAAACAATTGTCTAATCGGATTATCCTCAAATCCTTCTTCCTGCTCTGGGAATGGCATCAGGGCTCCTGTATCGTCAAAGCGAATGGTCAGATCTTTGTCGAGATCACGCTGATTCATAGCGGAACAACTCTATCAACGTCTCCTCTTGGCCGCGAGTTTTTTCTTGCCGAGTTTCAATTGTGACATCGCCTTCACGGTCATCTGGAATCGCTCCAGCATAGCGGAGGCAGTCAATGTGGTATTTGAAAATGAGATTGTCGGGGTCAATAAGTCGTTTTCTTCTTGCCGTAAGGCGGATATGAATGCGGCCTGTATTTTCTTTTTTGCACTCGCCCTTTGCCAGTGGTTCATTGCGAACAGGGCGTTTAGGCTTGGGGTTACGGACGGAACTCTTACGGTCAAGAAAGGCTCTTTGGACAACGTCGATTCTTTCATAGACTCCTTTTCTTACCTCCACATAGCCCGCTGGTAAAGCAACTCCCATAAGATCATGTTTCGGGGTCGGAGGACGGTTTAAGCACCAATACCACAGCAAGCGCAAACCACCAAGGGCTCCAGTCTTGCCAGCCCACCAGATAGGCGGTGCCACCGAAAACGAAAATGTTCCAGATGAGACAGAAGATTGCGTTCATACAATCTCCTGCAATTGGGCGACAAAGTCCTTGGCATTGATCCTGCATTTTGACAGATCTTCCATATGAGAGTTAATAAATAGGAGGGCATCGCGGTTGCGGCGTGTATCTTCCAGATGGTGGTAGTAGTAGTCAAGGACGGCGTCTCCTCCTCCACCGAAGTCGAAGTAGCGGGAAGGGTCGCCTCCCGCCTGTTCTAGCAGCCCCTTGGCCTCCAGCATGACTCTCACAGTCATTATGCTGACTGGCTGGTTTTTCTCATGGAGTTCCTTGATCACCTCAAAGACAATCCTGTTGGCGGGGGTGAAGAAGTGGGAACTTGTAAGCGGGACTGATAAGTTGGCTTGATCCATCAGACAGGCCAATGCTGCTTGTTCTGCTGTGGGATGTTGGGGAACCCGCATCATTTCTGGTTTCGGAGGCGGGGTTTCCTTGCTGCGGCGTGGACTAGTCATTTTCCAAAGAAAAAGCGGGTTAAATTTCTTTCAACTTATTATCCGCCCAAGCCTTGATGGCCCAGATAAAGTCTTCGGCTGGCTCTTGGATCATGGAGTCTTTGTATTCTTGGATGGTTGTCGCGATCTCCTCCAAGGCTTGCTTGTAGTGGTCGCGTTCGGTTATGAGTCGGGCCTCGCGCTCGCTGCCCCTACCCAGCAGGCGGGCTTGTTCTTCGTTCTCTCGCTGGGCCCTCTCTAACAAGGCTTCATAGATGGAGCTTTGATTCGGAGCCATCTCCCCATAAGCCCGCCCTACCACATAATCATCATTGCTCATATGGCTCAATCTCCCGCTTGATGATTCCTTCGGCAATAGCCGCTTCTTTGATCTGCCTCACATATTCGCGGGTGCAGTTGAAGCGGCGTCCGATAGAAGCTAGGTTTTCTTCGGGGTGGTTGAAGATATACCCCAGCACCTTGAAAGCCCGAAACCCACTGAACTTGTCTTTGGTCGTCGGCTTCCTCCCTTCCCCAAAAAGCCCGAACTTCTTGATGGCATAGCTAACCGATCCAATGTTGCTATGGAGTTGCTCGGCAGCTTCCTCAATCGTCGTAGGCTCCTCAAACACCGCCTCCAACACTTCTTTAGTGATGGGTTCGTGGGCTTTCAATGCCTCTACTTTATATCTCGCTAGGATACGGTAGACCGTTCCATAGTCGGTCTGGTACATGGTGGCTAATTCGCTAATGGTGTGGGACGGGGCTTTGTCCAGTAGTTCTTGAATCGGGATAGATAATGTTTCCATAAAGAGAGGTTTGACAACAAAGCTAGGATGGTGTTCAATCTCGGTCAACTTAGTTCTTTAAAGGTTCCATCCTGATGATAAAAGCCCACGGGCTTTCTCTGGCGAGTAGTCAAGGTGGTCAAAGCTTGGGGCGGGGTTCCACATGAGCGGGTTGTCTTGGGTAAGACTTTTCCTCGGAATCTCGCCCCTCTTCTTTTTTGCTTGCACTATTTTTGAACGTTTGATAGCTTGCCGAAGTCTTACCCAAAGTTAGACACCCGCTCACGGCGAGCTAGACATATTGTAGCCGAATCTTCAGCGCAGGTATGCAGGATCAAACCGCCGAACGTTGAAATATCCGAACCAAGATACTCGCCAACTTGGTAGCCAGAAATAGTCTGGTAAAGCGACAGGGGGATGCCCTGTGGAGTGCGTTAATGTTATTGGGTCATCAGAATGGCAGCCTCGGAGCCTAGACATTGACGGTAGGGCTGAAGCAACTCATCTCAGAGGGATGGAACTTCAATCTCTAAAAGCCACTCTTGCCCCATGCAGGGGCGGAGTGTGTGGAGGACATCGCAATCTATCTAGATGGATTGATCTTCAAATAATGCGGGATTTAGGCGGCGATACGGCGTTCTCAAGCAACAAAGCCGCTTAATAAAGAAAGCGGTAGATAAATTTAATAAAGAAAATTTTATTAAAGGCGGGGCGACTGGCCCCAGCCCCGCCGAGTAACACAAGCGTCCTAACCCCAATAAAAAAATATTGAACAAACCGCGAAACCTAGTGTCTATTGATCTATGACTAATGGCGGGATCATTGAGGGGCACACTGAGAATTCGGGGTGCAGCGACCTGAGTCCCGCCACCTCTTTTCCGAACGGTTCGATGCGTGTCTTCCATGGCGCGGGCACAACCGATGAGGAAAACAATGCTGGGCGGTGGACTAACATTCCAGACGGGGATTACCTGTTTGGCGGATCGGGGGCCACGTTACGGGCCGTATCACTCCGAAAACCCGCCATCGAAAAGGAGGCGCGTCTCCGTCCCCAGCACTTTACTTTTGGGAGCGGGGCGGGTCTGAATAATCAGGGTAGTCTATGGAGGAATTAAGGGGCTTCCATAGATGGATGCGCCACCTCGCTCCCGAATCTTTCTTATGAAAAAATATCTAATGCTACTAGCAGTCGGGGCCAGCGTGAGCTATGGCCAGCAATTCAACGGAACTGTCTTTGATTTGGATTCGGGCCGCATCCAAGTCATTCGCGGTGAGGTGGAGCAACCTTACCAGCCCTACCAACCCCAGATTGACGCCTATAAGCGCATCATTGCCGATACGCAGGCTTCGATTGATCGGATGAGGGCGGAGTCGGAGGCGCGGGCGCAGTTGCGTGAACTTCGCGAGCAAACGGAACTTCTACGGAAGATTGCCAATGAGTAACTATCTCAACGTCAACATCCCCGTTTTCTTCGCCTTCTTGGATAGCGGGTTTCTCTACGACATCGAACCCAACGTGGACAACGAAAGGATCGTTGTTGAGGTGTTTAATTTCACTTCCATTCCCCAACGTTGCGGACTATTCAGCGTGATGACCGAATACGGAAGCCAGCATGCCAGAGTTCCGATCCACTACCTCCATAGCGAAGAGGTCGGAGGGACCAACTATCCCTTGGACTGGATTCAACTCTGGGATAGCATGAGCTACTACTGTTCTGCTGGTATCATTGACTACTGCAAGAATCGTGGCGCTAACATCATGCTCAAAGACCGCACCCTCCATAAAGCCCAGTATATGTTTACCCTAGATTGGGCGCTTGGTCCCCAGTATCAGAGTGGCTATGGGGAACTGGCTGCTGGGCACAAGTGCGGCCATGTCTTCAAAGGAGAGGGTGGTCAGTTTTTTATCCAACCCAACAACAGGGTTCTTTGGATGGACGGAGGATCGTTCATTGCCAAGTCCTTCCCCAAGAAGCCCGACTGGAAGGTCTTCAGTCAGGAGTTTAGTTGTGAGCATACAGGAAGCCGCTGGGTCAGCGAAAGCGAGGAGGAACTATGGTTCTACGAATTCAAGGAGCAATCCTAGCACTAGTTATCACGGGCTGCGCTTCAACCCCGCGCCCTTATCCATGGAACTTCCCTCCAGAGGAGGAGTGGAACGCTCCGTTGGAAACTAGTTGGGTTAATCTAGTAGACACCTACCGCAACTGGACGGCCCCCAAGGGAAAAATTTGGAACCCTATTCTTTCGGAGTATGAGCCTGACCTTGGGGCGGAGCTTCGGGATTTGGAGGAGCATGAATTGTATCAATAATCCAACCTTGCTTGCGAGCCAGAACCCCGTTTTCATGGATGGCATCATGGCAACCCCGACAAACCGCCGCAAAGTATTCGTAGCGGCAAAGCCATTGTCCAACCCTCCCCGCTTTATGATGGATGTCCTGACTCTTGGCTTTCTTGCACCTCTCGCATATCGGGTGGAGAGCCAGATAGGCTTGTTTAACCTTTGTATACTCCTTGTATTCACGCTGGCGCTTGGGGGATGCATTCCGCAACCCTCCGCCGCGCTTGAGGCCCTTCGATCTTTTGAGGGGAGTTTTTGAACGAAGCGGCGTTTTTCTTGTCATAACTATCTTATGGAAAACCAATGGAATAAATACCCCGCCACCAAGCCAGTCAAGGCTGGAGTTTATTTGGTGGCTAACAACGACTGTGAACCGCCGCTTCAAATGGCCTGCTTCTACTATCCCATCCATGGGTGGACGGGGGCTGGACACACGCTTGAGCGTCTGATTAACTACTGGGCCGAGTATCCACAATGCCCAAGTTCAAAGTAGTCCTAACTGTAATCAATGAAGACTCCGTCTCCCCATTCGTGGTTGGCCCACGATTTCGTAGAGGAACCCCCATGCCGATGGAAGCGTTGTTCGCTGAACGTAATGGTTACTGGTTCGACCCCGCCACCGAAATCGACATGGCCACTACATGCGCTGAACAGTTTACCAAATACATCAACCAAGCAGAAGCAAAGAAAAGAAAAAAATAAATGAACAAGTTCTTAGTTTGCTATGGAGAGAAAGTGGTGGAACTCCACAACCACAACTTGTCCAAAGACGAAGCCAAGCATGTGGCCAACGCCCTTATAGTCAAGGGCTACAAGAACGTCCGCGTTCGCATGGAAGATCCCACCCATCCGACATGGCCGCTCCATTTTGATGACGAGGAGAAGGCATGAACATTGTCTTTGCCTACCACAATGGAGATGCGGAGTTGGCCTTGCTTTCGGCCAAGGCGATTACGGCTTTTGGTATCAACATGCGACATAAGGCCACCGTATGTGCTACAAACGATAGCGCCCTACTATTCGATATTATCGAAGAGTTGAAGAAAAGCTTCCCCGAAGTCGGAAGAATTATCGCCCAAGACGGCTACAATGGTTGGCCGCTTGGCCCGAACCAGATGTTCTCGGATGCGGCGTCTCAATGTTATGCGGTCAACGAGCCTTGGATGTTCTGGGAGCCCGACTGTGTCCCCATGAAGCAGGGATGGGCTGATGACCTTGAGGCCGAATTCCGCAAAGAACCCGCCATCCTTGGCCACCAATACGAAGGGGGCATGGCCACCAATGGGAAGAATATCTACAAAATGATTGTGGGTAGTGCCATCTATCCCCCCAACTTCTTGGACTTCTGCCCTAGCGCCCGAAGCCTAGATAACTACAATTTGGCCTACCGTTCTGCTGGAACTATTCCAGAGCCTTGGGATGTTCGTTGCCGCTGGAACTTCATGGCCATTGGTCGGGATTGTCCACTGCTCCGCACCTACTGGAAAAGCGTAAACTACCAGTGGAAAGATGGGAAGATTGTCTTTTTTGCCGAAGATCCCGAAGCACAAGCTGTTCAGGGAGTCACCTGTCCAGACAGGGTTATCTCCAGCAAAGCTGTAGTGATCCATGGGTGCAAGGACGGAAGTCTCCACAAGATGGCTATTGCGGGCTTTCCAATTCCGTCAGATTCCACGGGATTGGATATCCCATCGAATTCCATGGGATTGGAACAAGGAGTGGGGCAAAACGCCCCCACCCTAAATATACCCGATCAGGAACAGACTTTTTCCAATGTCTCTGTAGGAGACGAAATTGAGATTATTCATATACCCGTTCGGGAATATGTGCAAAACATCAACAATGATGCACAAAAGGTAACAGTTTGTGATAAAACATCGTTAGTGATGCCTAATTCGCCAGATGTGGCGAACTGTCGGAAAGTTACAGTTAAGCGCAAAAATAAGTCGCCATCCAAGGCGAAAAAACGCCGAAACCTGTCTCCCGAAGAGCGCCAACGCCGCAGCGAAGCCATGAAGGCGATTCTCGCAAGAAAGGCTGAACGAAAGGCCCAAGGCGTTGTCTAACCTTTCGTGAACAACGAATCTATCTTCGACCAATCGTCGGAAAGCGCCGTTCTTTCCTGTTTCCTCCACGCACAACTTGATGAGCAAAGAGAGATGCTCTCCACCCTCAGAGAGGATCACTTCCACCTCTACGAGCATAAGCTGATCTTCCAGTCGTTTCTTCGGGTGGTGGGCAAGTCTATCCACGCCGACTACATTTCTATCAAGAGCGATCTGGACGCCAACGCCACCTTGGAAGACGCTGGCGGGGACAAGACGCTGGCTGAGATTGCCGCCTACTGTCAGAACTCCCATAGCTGGAGAAGGTATTTCCCACAGCTTGAGGAGGCCCGCTACCGCCGCTCTCTTGAGATGTTGGCTGGTGATATGGTCCACAAAGCCCGTGACCGCGAGTTAAAGCTGGAAGAACTCAAGAACTGGTCAGAAACCAGTGTCATGCGGGCTGACTACCTGATTGATGATAGCGAGAAACTTTCGGTCAAGACCGTGGTAGATCGGGCGCTAGACAACATCGAATCCACCATGAGGGGCGAGCCCAAGATCGGCATACGCACAGGCTTGGTGCCAGTAGACGATCTATTGATGTTTGGCATGAGGGGAGGAGACATGGCCGTCCTTGCGGCTAGACCAGCAGTGGGCAAGACCAGTGCCGCTATGCAGATTGCAGAGCATGTTGCCTTGGATGCTCAGAAGCGAGTTCTTATCTTCTCACTTGAGATGACCAGCGTCAGTCTGATGGAGAGAATGATTCGGAGTCGGGCTCGCGTTCGGGCGGCTGACATTCTTGCTCAGTCCATTACGAAGTTCCAGAGGGAGAGCCTGTCCAACGCCTACGCCGAAGTGCGGGACTCCCACATCCTGTGTGATGACACATCTGGTAAATCCATTGGATATATCAAAGCTGTGGCTCGCCGCGCCCACCAGAAGGAACCGTTGGATTTGATCATTATCGACTACCTCCAGTTGTTGCGCGGAGACAGCAAGCGCAGCAAGGACAATAGAGTCAATGAGGTCGAAGAGATTAGCGGCGGAATCAAAGAACTAGCCAAGACTCTGCGTGTACCAGTTTTGGTACTAGCCCAGTTGAATCGTGACCCAGAAAAACGCGGAGGCAGACCAAGCCTCTCAGACCTCAAAGGATCGGGGGCTATTGAGCAAGATGCCGATATGGTGATGATTCTCCATTGCGATGAAGAGGACGCCAAGAATCATACCCAGAATCCCACCGTGGAATTCATTGTAGCGAAGCACCGTGAAGGGCCTACGGGCATAGCTCCCATGAGCTTTAACAAGGCGATTACTCGCTTTGAGATTTCTTCCAACAATGGTCGGGAAAACTAAGGTGGGCGTCTTGCTGAACATCCAGCGGCAGATGCACGCTCACGGCATTGAAGCACCCACAAACTCCGCAAGCCTTTAGCTGGTTGTCATAGCTGGTCTTTCGGGCTCCCGCGATGGCTGGAAGCATTCCCGCAATTCCTTTGCACCCCCAGCATCCAGAGGTGGAGATTTGGTGGGGGCAGGCGGCACAGATCTTGGCTCTTCGCTCGGCTTCTTCTTGGTCAACCAATTGGAATTGGGATTTGGTGGCGAAGTTGTACATAGCACGAACCCAGCGGACAATTTCCCCGAAGCCCAAGGTCTGTTTAACACTTGAGCAGGGAACGCAGTTGCTGGACCCCGCCAAGCGCTGGCAAAGGGCATTCTCTATCTGGGAGATGAGATCGGTAGGCGGCACCAAACCCCGCTCCGAAATCTTCTTCTCGCAGTTCTTGACCATGTCCCCGAAGTCTCCCCCATAGATGGTTTCTCCCGTCACTGGACACTTAATCCACCAACCCTGTGGAGGAACGTCAGTTTTGCGCGGATAGCAAAATCTCAATTGCTCACTCATTGACTACCAATTCGGCCTCGTAAACATTGTTATCTGGAATCTTCACTGATTCAAGCTTGGTGGCAATATTGATCTGCACGGCATTCTGTTGGTTGTTCCCATCGCTAAAGTTGATGGATGCAGCCTCGGCCAGTTGTTTGATGTTCCGCATCATCCCAAGAGCCTCCATGCCGTCTAGGTCTTGCGCGGCATCAGCGGCCTTGACCAACACCTTACCTGTTAGAAACTTGATGGATTTCTTCATGGTCTCAATTGATGCCGTGATATCAGAAAGCAGGGTTGGAACGTCATCATTTTCCCAAGGGGCGGGGTTTTGGTCGTTGGCCAGCCTTTCTCGGCAAGCCACCCACCTCTGGGTTTCCTTCCAAAGATTGATTGTGGACACGCTAACCCCGATTTCCGAAGCAATATCTGGAACGTTGCGACCAGAGCAAAACATGGAGAAGGCTTTGACGCATTGCATCCGCTTCTCTTTTTCCATGGCCTCCATCTTTGGTGGGGCGGGAACCAGTTGGTTGGGTCGTTCAACTTCCCAAGGATAGAGATTCTCCGCTTCGGGGTTGGCCCGCCAGATCTCGGCATGCTTCTCCCATTTCTCGCTATGGACAAATTTGGAAAGCTGGGGAGGAGAAGTACAACCAAGCTCGGTCATAATCTTTTTGGTTCCCCGCCCAGCGACATAAAGTCGGAAGGCATTTTGTTTCTTGATTCTATTCTCTGGTAAGTCCCAGTCGATCTTGTGCTTGCACGGTTTAGCCATCGCGTCTAGTCTAATAGAAATTTCTCAGATGGCAACAGAAGATCAGGGGATAGAAAAATACGGGAGGCTGTGGTTATCCAAAGATGGGCAGGCGATCACACCCCTGCGTATCGAAATGGATGCGTTTCTTATGGGGCTGACCCCCGAAGAAGGCGGACTCGGCAAATCCCGCCACTACCGAAATATTGTCTCCGCCATCTGGCCAACCTTCCAGTGGCACAAGTGGGCAGAGTTAGCCGCCCAAGCCTTCTGTGCTTCAGTCCACGAAGAAGACGAGGCTTCTGGCAACAAGTTTATGCGTAGCGTCACAGGGTTGGCAGGAGGCACGGACTCAGGTAAGTCCTACGGCATGGCGGCGTTTGCGCTGGTCAACTGGTTCTGCGATCCAATCAATACGATGTGCATTGTGGTTTCTACGAGTAAGATCGACGCCAAGCAGCGTATCTGGGCGGCACTGGTCAAGATGTATCGCGAAGCCCGAAACCTCGGAATCGCATCGGGCCGACTCATCGAATCTATGGATATTATCAAGCTATCCGAAGAAGAAGGTGCCATCATTGATCCTCTGACAGGAGTGAGCGATGCTTCCTCCATCATGCTTCTAGCGGCTGGCGACGAGTACAAAGATGATGCACAAAAGCGACTTCAGGGTAAAAAGAATCGTCGTATCGTGTTGATTATAGACGAGTTACAAGACTGTTCTGCCTCGGTAATCAACGAGGCAATCTGGGGTTTCAAGGGCGCACAAGAGCTCTACGTTGTCGGCGCAGGCAACCCCGCATCTATATTCGACCCCCACGGAAAGTTCTGCGAACCAATCAAGGGCTGGATGAGTGTGGACGAGGATACCCCAAATTGGAAGATACGGGTGGCGGGTATTGAGGGGATCTGTATCCGCTTTGACTCCGAAAAAGACAACCCCAACCAACAAGCCTTTGAGCAAGGCAAGGGGCTTCGTTACCCATTTCTACCCAAACCCAACGATGTGGCTCTCGCCAAAAAAGAACTCGGAGAACTTAACCCCCAGTTCTGGCGTAAGTTCAGAGGATTCTGGCCACCCGCAGACGCCGATGATTCCACGATTGTCTCGGATATACTTCTGGCTCGCCATGGAGCTTTGGACAAACCTATCTGGGATGGAACCCCGAAAGATATAGCAGGGGTCGATCCTAGCTACACAGAAGGCGGAGACCGTTTTGTCTTCACCCACCTTAAATATGGGAAGTTAATCTCAGGCAAGTGGGCGATAGGAGTAGAAAAACAGTATGTCCTTAATCGGAGGGCTGGGTCGCAGGAGGACTTCCAATATGAGATGATCCAACAAATAAGCGATCTGGCTCGCAAATTGGGCATCCCGAACCAATGGATAGGAGTGGATGCTTCGGCTGGTGGTATCTTCTGGTCTATCGGAGAAAGGGAGCTTCTCAAGGGGTGGCACGCCGTATCTTTCGCGGGCGCGGCTTCAGACCTGCCCGTAAGTGCCCAATACGCCATGAGAAACGAGGTCACAGGAAAACCCCAAGTCGGCAAAGAATTGTTCCACAACATGGCCTCCGAACTTTGTTTTGCCGCTCGCTACTTCTTGGAGTGCGAGCAACTCAAGGGGATTACCCCAGATCTGGCATGGGAGATGACCCAGCGAAAGTATGCCCGCAGGACCAGAAAGATTATCATCGAATCAAAAACCGACATGAAAAAGAGGATTGGAAAGTCTCCCGACTTGTTTGACTCATTTGCTGTAGGACTCTTTGTCGCCCGCAAGGTCTTTGGAGCTATGGCAGGGGCAGAAGCCATAGAGGAAAAGAAACGCCTCAACAAGGAGACCTTCAAGAAACTCAAACAAGCCTTGACTTTGCGAAGGCAATGGTAGACTCTACGCTGGATTTTTTCTATGGACGAACTACCAATTGCCATTGCCAATATCGCTATTTTTCAAGGGGCGACTTTTGATCAAACACTGTTCTACGAAACAGGTGAGCCGCCGACCCCATTCAATCTTTCGGGTTACACAGCCAAGATGCAAATCCGCTCAAGGCCCGAATCCAAGGCGGTAATTCTTGAATTGTCCACAACCAATGGTAGAATTACATTAAACTATGGATCTCAAAACGGGGCTATTCGGCTTCTTATTTCGGCTGATATCACGGCAACCCTACCGCCGCGTGACGAGGCCGTATATGACCTTGTGCTATACAGCGGGACCATCAAAACCCGAATCCTGCAAGGCGGTGTTATCATATCCCCCGAAGTTACACGTTAAACCATGAGCCAGATTCGCATCCCCATCCCATCTTCAAGCATCATCGGGGTTTCTTCTGCCCCGCTGCAAACTCCCAGTGTCAATATCCTTCGCGTAGAGCCCGCCATTACTGGGCTTACTGGAAGCACCGTCAATGACTTGGATAGCATCGTCACGGCCACAGGCAACTACGCTGTGGGTATTTGTATTTTCTTGGTCATCAATGGAACTCCCGCCATCTATCAATTGGTGGATGGAACGGCCACTGAAACCCCGCCTTCCATTATTTTGCCAGATGATTACAATGCCGTGGACAATGCAAAATACTGGATTCAAAGAATGTAACCTGATGAAAAACTTAATTGCTTTAATTATTTCTGGGGCCTTGGTCATTTCTTCTTATGGCCAAACCCGCAGTGTGTTGGTTGGAACCAATGGGGCGGTGGTGGCTCCGACCAACTTTTGGAGCGCCAACGCCTCCAATGCCACGGCTGGCATCGGGCTGGGGACGGCGGCGACCAATCCCGCATCGGCATTTCAGCCCTCTTCGACCGTTCTTTCAAACTTGGCCTCCAGCAACGGCGTCAACTTGACTAACATCCCTGTGGCGGGTGTGGTGGGGGCCTTGGCCACCAATGGGAGTGCCACCAATCTTGTCAACTTTCCTGCAAGTTTGCTAACCACCAATGGTAATGGAGGTGGCCTAACAAACCTTACAGCGGCCAACATCACGGGAACAGTTGCGCTTGCGTCCAATGTTACTGGAGTTGTTGCTATTAGCAATGGAGGCACGGGAGCCACAAACGCCGCAACAGCAAGAAGTGGTCTTGGTCTTGGTTTTAGCGCATTAACCAATACGAATGAGTCCGATTTCCGCACGGCCATTGGACTTGGAAATCTTTTCACCAACACGGTGTATTCCACCCAAACAGCAGTTTTTGTTAACACCAACTTTTTCGCCACCAATGGACAAGCTGTTTTTACAAATCTAGGAACAGATTACTTGGAATTTAGAACTCTTTTTATTGTTGGAACTAATGCCACAAATATTTCTTTTGAAGATCCATTAGCCCGAACCAACTTTATTCGCGGTCTTGGTCTTGGCCCAACAAACAATGTAACATTTAACAACATTACAATTTCTGATTCTCTTCTTACGTTAAGCTACGGTCCTGAAGATGATGTGTTTGTTCGTAACGATAGTGGAGTTCTTGAGCTTGAATCTTCTTCGCAAATCACCGCATTTAGTCCTATTTCTTTTAACAACACAACCAACGCCGCCACCACCCGCGACAACCTCGGTCTTCCTTGGAGCGGACTAACCAATACCAACGCCGCAACATTCCGAACAGCACTTTTTGGAACCAATACCAATCCAGTTTTAGTCAATACCAATGGAGAGGTGGTAAGCCCGACCAACTTCTGGCAAGTTTCTCCAGCCAATACAAGGGTTCAGATTGTTCAGCCCGTGGTTAATGCCACCAACGCCGCTACCAATGCCCGAAATTTATTTCTCTATAGCTTGGCCATCTCCACCACTGGGGTTACCAATACGATCCAACTCCCCACCAACGAAACATTTCTTGGTGATGTGGCCACGGTAATCCATGAGGGGCCGACAAATTCAATTACGGCAGTGCGTCAAATCGGATCTGGAACAAACATTATTACGCTCAATCAATTCCAAGAGGCCGTTAAATTTATTTATGAGGCGGGCGGCTGGAGGCTGGCCGACAATCTTTCGTTTGTCGAGGCCATCTACTTTTCTGGAACCAATGCAGCGGCTAACGCGGCGGCAAGCAGAACCAATTTGGGATTGGGGTGGATTGCGCTAACAAACACTCAAAGCACCCTATACTCTGGAGTGGCAACGTCTATCTTGGGATTTGCTCCAGAAATTCAACAATCATCAACTAATTTAACTGGATACAATGTTTTGTCTTATACAAACACCAATACATTGGTAGTTCCCGCCAACATATTAATTTCGGGAGATGCGGTTCCCGCTCCTAGATCTCAAAAAAGTGTGGAACTTAATGGAACTGTAACAATCAGAACGCCGTTTAGTTCACCGACAACCATCTATGCCAACAATTCAATTACGGTAACAGATGACAGCACTTACACAAATGCGTTGGTTTCCTTTGGAAGCAACAGCGTAACCTTCTCCAATGTCACGGCATCTGGCACCTTAACCGCCACATCTACGGTGACGGCGAAGACCAATCTGGTGGTAGAGGGGTTTGTGGATTTCTCAACAAACCACACCAACAGCAATCCCGCAACCAACAACCAAATCAATGATTTCATTGAGATTCGTGTTGGGACCAACCAATTCTGGCTACCAGTT